TTCTTTCAAGAATAAGGTAAAATGGCAAATTCATCTATCAATTTAATTGACTTAGATTTTAATTCATTAAAATCATCGCTTAAGTCATACCTTTCATCTCAAACTAAGTTTCAAGATTATAATTTTGACGGCTCTAATATTAGTGTTTTATTAGACGTGCTTGCCTACAATACCTATCTTAATACGTTTTATATGAATATGGTTGCAAGCGAGATGTTTCTTGACACAGCACAATTAAGAGATAGTATTGTGTCTCACGCCAAAGAATTGAACTACGTTCCTAGATCATTTAGATCCGCCCAGGCTAATGTTAATATTTCAATTACACCATCTACCAATGTAACATCAGTTGTTATACCAGCCAAGACTGGATTTACTTCACGGATCGGATCGAATACTTTTAATTTTGTTACCAAAGAGTCTATTCCAATTACATCAAGTAATAGTGGTGTATTCTATGCAAACAGTACTACTCTATTTGAGGGGTCGTATGTAACAGATACATTTGTCAAGAACAGTGCGATTACCAATCAAAGATTTTTGTTGAATAATCCAACAACTGATACAACAAGTGTCGAGATATCTGTTTCTGAAAACAGTGGTGCTAATGTATTCACATACACACAGGCATTTTCATTATTTGGTATTACCTCCAATACCAACATATTCTTTATTCAGCCAGCTGAGAATGAACAATATGAAGTTGTTTTTGGTGATGATATATCTGGTAGATCTCCTCGTAATGGTGCTATTATTGATATATCGTATAGGGTGTGTAATGGTGAACTACCTAATGGAGCTGACACCTTTGTAAACAACTCCAGTATAGATGGTCATTCCAATGTCTCAATTACATTGAATAGTGAAGCAGTTAATGGATCAATCTCCGAATCAAATACGTCAATTAAATTCAATGCACCAAGAAGTTTTCAAGCTCAAGAAAGAGCAGTTACTGAAAGTGATTATGAGACCCTTTTGACTAGAGAGTTTCCGGAAATTCAAGCTATTTCTGTTTTTGGTGGAGAAAAGCAAGATCCTCCACAATACGGTAAAGTGTTTATATCAATTGACATTACAAACTCAGACGGTATTCCAGACATCAAAAAGGCAATCTACAACGAATACCTCAGAGACAAGGTTCCTCTTGGAATAATAACAGAGATTTTGAATCCTGATTTTATATACCTCAATGTAACTAGTACCGTAAACTACAACTACAATATAACCACATTGTCAGAAAATCAGCTTTCTACAAAAGTACTAACAGCTATAACCAACTACAATGATGCTTACTTAAACAACTTCAATGCTGACTTCAGATATAGTAATTTTGTTTATTCTATTGACTCAAGTGATCCATCAATAATTAACAATGATACTGAAGTATATCCTTACTATCTTCTTACCTTGGATACAGACACAAGCACCTCATTCTCCTTTTCTTTCGATTCGGAAATATTAATTACAACACCATCTGATTCCGTTCACCCAATAACAGCTGATAGAGGAGTATTCTCTACGTCTTTCATTAAAGATGGTCTAACGTGCCAGCTTGAAGATGATGGATTGGGTAATATAAGAATTGTAAGATTAACATCGAATAGTAACTTTGAGGTTGTAAAAATAGGAACAATAGATTATACTACTGGTGATGTTAAAATTAATAATTTAAGTGTAGAATCTTTTAATGGCAGTGGAATCAAACTATATGTCAAGCTCACAAGCAGAGATTATAGCTCAACCTTGAAGAATATTCTCAAAATTAAACCTGAAGATATTAGTGTTACTATGGTACCTAAGAAATCATGAAAGAAATTGAAGACAATATTAGTCTTTTTGTACAGAACCACTTTCCTCAGTTCTACCAAGAACAAGGAAATACTTTTATTGAGTTTGTAAAAGAGTACTATAACTGGTCACAACAATCTAACAATAATATCTTCTTTTCTAGAAACTTACTAGAATATAGAGATATCGATACTACTGTTGATTCTTTTTTATATCATTTCAAACAAAAATACCTATCAGGTGCTCCTGTAAGTTTTGACTTGTCAAGATTTAACATAAAACACGTAAAGGACCTCTACAGGTCTAAAGGTACAGAGCGTGGAACAAAGCTCTGGATGAGTAGAGTTTATGGTGTATCTGACGTAGAGGTATACTTTCCCGGACAAGATGTAATAAAAGCATCAGACGGAGAGTGGATTGTTCCTATTTATTTGGAGGTTTCATTATCACCCAAAACTGCAGATTTTGTCGGAAAGACGGTTGTAGGATCAGCTTCAGGAGCAACTGCTTTTGTTGAAGGTATAGGTAGAAAATCTGTTAGTGGAAAATACTTTGACGTGATTTTTCTTTCTAATGTTAACGGTGATTTTTTGTTAGATGAGATTGTTACTACTGACGGCAATTTAGTTGATTGTCCACTGGTAATAGGATCACTAACTATTATTACAATAAATGATGCTGGTAGAAACTTTGCTGTTGGTGATGTTGTCAATGTAGTATCTGATAGAAGAGGTAAGCAAGGTAAAGCAAGAATTGATTCCGTTGAGACAACAACAGGTAAAGTATCCTTCACTTTTTTAGATGGTGGTACTGGTTACCGCTTGACAACCACTCCGGTTGTTGCTGAAAAAATGCTAAGTTATACAAATAAGGTTGCATCTAACAACTATGTTCAAAATTTCTTGATTGACGAGACAGTAAATCAGCCTCTAGCAAACATAGTGTTTAATTCATCTAATACTGAGTTCAGCTTCGGTCAGCTGATTATAGGCGCAAACTCTACTTCTACAATAGGAACCGTTAATGCAACAGCTATAACAGGAACTGTTACTTCAAATGCAACCAGTCCACAGGTGAACGGTACCGGCACATTGTTCACTACAGATCTTGCTGCTGGTGGATTTGTTAAGTTTTCCGGGAACAACTTAGTGTTTCAGATTAATACCATTTCAAATAACACAATATTAAATTTAACAAGTAATAGTGCTGTTATTACTTCTACCAATACCTTATTCGTTGTTTCTAATGTTCCGGTCGGCCGAATTGTTGGAAAAGTACAAAAAACAATATCTGGTACAGCTTCAGCCAATCTTACATCTAATACTGTAACAGGAGTAAACACATCATTTTCAACACAGCTTGCAAATAACGATATTATCAAATTTCAGGCCTGTACTTCTACATTTCAAATTAGCTCTATAGCTAGCAATACATCTTTGACACTGACATCGTTTGGTCCAAGTGTTGTAGCCAATTCGATGACCGCTGCAAATGGAAGTTTCATGGTGATAGTTAATTCTGGAGACTGGTCTACTCCAGACAGAATACAAGGATCAAGCGCGTTGATTAGTTCCTACACAGATAAAACAGCAACTGGTAAAGTGATGGGAATAAACTCTACATTTCTTGGAATTACATCGGTATCTAATAACTTTACATCTAATGATTACAATTTCTTGTACGGATCTACATCCAACGTATATGCAAACGTTTCGTTGGTTGGAACAGGTACTGGTGCAACTTTCTCTGTTGGTAGTTTAACTGATGAAGAGACTGTATTCTTAAATACTGATCTGATTAAAAGTAATAACTCAATAACCACAACACAACTAACAGGCACGGTATCATCTAACGCGACAAGCTCGCAAGTTAACGGAACATCAACGGCATTCACAACAGAGCTATACGCTGGTGCTTATGTTACAATAGGAAGTAATGCTACAGTATCGATAACAGGAAGAGTTACTTCAAATGCAACCAGTCCACAAGTCAACGGAATAGGTACATCGTTTACAACAGCTCTTGCTGCTGGTGGTTTTGTTAAGTTTTCTGGAAATACCTTAGTGTTTCAAATTAACACTATTTCAAATAATACGATATTGAATCTAACAACCAATAGTGCGGTAATTACATCTACAAACAGTACGGTTGGTAATACCCTATTTACGTTAGGTGTTTATCAAGTAAATACGATAAGTAATAATACAATCCTCAATCTAAGAACCAGCGCAAGTGATGCTGTCTCTAATACAATAAGTATTACAAGAGGTCCATATTTAACCACACCGTTAAATGCATTGAAGTATGGATTTCCCAAATTACCTACTGGTAACGTTTCCACGTTATTGAACTTGGCTTTAACAACAGGAAGTTTTGATATTGGAACTATTGCTTCATTAACTAGTATTAATCCAGGATCCGATTATAATATAGCTCCCTTTGTTCTTGTAAGAGATGATACCATAGCAAATTTTAATAGAAGAGATCTTAGCGTAGCTGTAAGCAATGTCTCAGGAGCATTTGCGGTTGGAGAAGAACTTGTACAAAACTTCTCAACACCTGCATTTACACTTCAGATAAGTGGATCGAATACTTCATTTACTACTAACGAAAATGTAACACAAGTAATCAATACAACTGCAAATGGGTATGGTGTTGCGGGATCTTCAAATGGATCGGTATCAGTTGTGACTGTTTCATCGTTTTCAAATTCAACTTTTGGTAATTCATTTGTTAATTCAGCTTTAGGTAGTGCAATAACAGGAACTGTTACTTCAAATGCAACCAGCCCACAGGTGAACGGGATAGGTACAACATTCACATCAGATCTTTCTGCTGGTGATTATATTAAGTTTTCCGGAAACAGTTTGATATTCCAGGTTAATACGATATCAAATAACACTATTTTAAATCTAACAACAAACAGTGCAGTGATTGTATCTACTAATAGTACGGTTGGTAATACCATATCCAAAGCAACCAATGTAGCTATTGGAATGACATCAGGAGTTCGTTTTTTTGTTAACACATCAATTGCAAATGTTCAATTATCTATATCTAGAGGATCAGTAATAAACTCGAGCTCTACTTCTATTAGTGTTAAGAGAAAAACGTTTAATCAGTCATTCACACCAAATGTATCTATTACTGGAACCTCGTCGGGAACAACTGCTGCTGTTGATTCTGTTTTGCAAATTGAAGCCTCTTCTTTAATGGGAAACAACGCTATTGTTAATACTTCAGCTGGTATTGTAGTTGGATCTGTTACTGCTTTATCTGTGATAGATTCGGGGTTTGCATACGAAGACGGAGAGGATGTTACCCTCCAAAATGATGCAAATCAGTTTGTTGCAACTGGTTACGCCAATCTAATTAACCAAGGAGTTGGTGAAGGCTACTTTAAATCAACAAGAGGGTTCTTGAATAGTGATAAATATATTCACGATGGTGATTTCTATCAGTTTTATTCATATCAAGTAGATTCTGAATTACCACTCGAGACCTACGCAGACACCCTTAAGAAAATAATGCATGTTGCCGGTACAAAACTTTTTGGAAACGTTATAAAGGTATCTAACGTAGATGTCACAATCAAATCTTCTGGTGTAGAAATAGACACATGAGCAAACTTATAACAAACAACCTTAAACTTTTTAACGTTGATCAATTTATTGAATCTTTTTCAGAACCTAATTTTAATATCTATTATTATTTTGTTGGTAACCCTATTCCTTTTGCTAATGACAACATACCTCCAACCTTATATGATAACACCCAAACAACATTAATTAGCTCGTATGAAGATATGATTTTTGGCAAACGTATTACTTCTAGTGATATAGTTCAAATGGCGCCAAGACACAATTGGGTTTCTGGAACAGTATATACAAAATACACGCACGATGATGATAATCTACTAGATTCTAACTTCTATGTTCTTTCGGATGAAGGATCATCATATAGTGTATTTAAGTGCTTGGATAATGATGGTGGAGGCCAATCCACTTATAGACCTAGACTATCAGAAACTGCGGCCGACGATGATTTTTACTATACGACTACAGATGGGTATCAGTGGAAATATATGTATTCAATTACCCCAACAGAATACACCAAATTTGCAACAACTGCACATATTCCGGTTTACGTTAATGCTAATGTTGTTGCTAATGCTGTAAATGGATCAATAGATAATATTGAAGTTGTATCTGGTGGTACTGGATATGCGTCATACACTAATGGAGCTTTCCAAGAGGTCAGAGTCGGTGGTAATCCGTTAATATATGCAATTGATTCTGTTAGTGCATCACCAAATAGCAGTTTTTATATTAACTCTGCACTAAAAATAACAAACGGTACTGGTAGTGGCCAACAAAAATCCATTACAGGGTATACAGTTGCTGGTAGCTCTAGGCGTGTTGTTATTGATTCTGCGTTTACAATTACTCCCACTACAGCATCAACATATGAGATAACACCTCTTGTAACAATAACAGGAGACGGTCAAGGAGCTCAGGCACGCGCTTTAGTAAACTCATCAAGTAACTCAATCTACAGCATTGAAATTGTTGATAGAGGTAGTGAATACTCATTTGCCACTGTTACAGTGACAGGTAATACGGGTATCATTAACGTATCAACCAATACTGCTATTACAGCAAACAATGCAACAGCTAAAGTTATGATTAGCCCTAAAAACGGACATGGAAGCAATGCTGCTGCAGAACTTGGTGCTCACTATGTTGGTGTAAGTACAGTGTTTGATAGCACTTTATCGGGTGACAAGATTGTAAATGAAAATGACTTCAGGGTTGTTGGAATCATTAAAGATCCCCTGTTTGCAAACGTTATATTGGACATAAGTTCCAGTACAGGGTCATTTGCGGACGGAGAGACTGTATCTCAATCACAGGGGTCTCCTATAGCAAGTATAGTGATTACTAATCCAGGATCTGGATACACATCAAATGCTGATGTTACCATATCTGGAACAAACTCTGTACCTGCTGTTGCAAATGCAAGCTCTAATTCTTCAGGTAGAATATCTCAAATATATATAAGTAATACTGGCCAAGGGTATATTCTACCTACTGCAACAATAACTAGTCCAGCACCTGTTACGTTTAATGGGAACACCTCTGTCTCAAATACTAATGACTTTATTAGTATTTCAAATA